AGATTCAGGCCGACTACAACGAGACGCACGGCATCACGCCGTTATCGATACAGAAAGATATCCACGATATCCTCGAACGGAAGAACCAGCAGGAAGAGGAAAAGAAGGACGGGAGATCGGCGCTCAAGGAGTACAAGCGGAACAAGAAGGCATTGCGGGCAAGGCAGGCCGAAGAGGCGATAGCCAAAAGGGGGAAGTGATGAAAGCAAAGCGGGTTATGGGGTATATAGTCGTATCGGTTTTTTATGCTTTGGTGTTTTGGGCGGTTCCAATATTCTCCAGAGGCATTCGCGAGGGCATCATGATAGGGTTGATCGTACATGCTATTTTTGCCGTGTTTGTGTCATTCGCTTGTTTTATTGTGTGGGCTTTTGATATGACCGACTGGAGCAATTGACGCCCGCCTCTTCCTGTGCTATGCTTTCAGGGTCGTGCGGGCGGCATACCGGCTTGACAGCGGCCTTCACGGGGCGTAATTTCCAAGAGCGTCAGATGAATCCAGCCTGTCCGTGAAGCAGGCGAACCCATGCCGGGGGATTCATCAGGCGCTTTTTTATTCAGGGGTACAAAATGGATGCCAAGGCGTACATAAGAAGCTCAGAAATGTTAAATGAGATTGACGTTGCAATTGCATTCAGGCCTTGCCTATGTGGCGGGACGCCTAATATCAGGACAGAGGGGAGCGCAACCAAGATTGAATGTCCCCGTTGTGGATCGGCAACACAATACGAAGATGAATTTTCGGAAGCTGTTATCGCTTGGAATCGTATAAACATGACGGATGATGATATTATTCAGGAATCTTTGGATATATGTCAAAAAAGGATTATGGACCTCGGTGGTGAGATTCCGACACAATTCAATATTTTTGACGATCTGGATTTGAAAACAAACAGAAAGGGCGTGGCTTATCAAGTTGGGTTTGTATACATAGCTCACACTGTTGGGACTAATAACTATAAAATTGGATCGACAAGGGATATCAGGAAAAGACTCTCATCGTTAAAAACAGGAAACCCTCATATTGCGGTTATTGCTACAAAGCAAAGCATAAATCGCAAGTCTGACGAAAGGATGCTTCATAAAATATTTGCCGATAGCCGGATAGCAGGAGAATGGTTTGCTCTAACGGGGGTGCAATTGGTGGATGCTATTTCTAAATATGGATTTAATTATTGCATCGAGGCTCCTAGTGAGAAATGATTTGTCCACCAGGTCAAGCGCTGGGGCGGGGAGATGAGCGTTTGACGGACTGCCCGTTAAGCGATAGACTATAGGCAACGGGCAACCGTAAATCGCAACTGCCGGGGAAAACGTCGGCGGGGGGAGTAAATGAACGCGCAAAAGCTGAGAACAGCAAAAAAACAGCAAAAAAAACACCAGGAACCCCATTCAAGCCCGGAAAGAGCGGAAACCCTGGCGGGCGCCCGAAGATCCCCGAAGAGATAAAAACCATGGCCCGCGCGGCCTCTCCGAAAGGAATGAAGGCGCTTATCGCAATTCTTGACGACGAAAGTTCCCGGCCGCCTGATATAATCAGGGCCGCCGAGGCCATTATTAACAGGGCATACGGTACTCCTCAGCAGTCGATAGAGCTTACCGGACTTGAAGGCGGTCCCATAGGATTCAGGTTTGTTGACCCCCCAACTCCAGATACCGAGTAAGTACCGCCCCTTCATCGAGTCGCCCCGGACGCACAACGTCTTCGACGGCGGCCGCGGGGGCTCCAAGACGCGGACTGTTTCCGGGTTCATCACCGAAATAATGAACCAAGCCCCGATCAAAATCATTTGCGGGCGCGAGATCCAAAAAAGCCTGAAAGAATCATCCTATCTGTCAATCAAGCAGGAAATTTACCGCCTCGGCTACGGCGACCGCTTCCACCTGAAGGAAAATGACGGAATCATCGAGTCGCACACAGGCGCGCGGGCCGTGTTCATCGGGCTTCAACAGCATACCGTTGATTCGATCAAGTCCTACGAGTCCTTCAACTGGGCATGGATCGAGGAAGCACAAAGCGTGTCGAAGCAGTCCCTTGATACGCTGATACCGACGCTCAGGACGGATGGATGGTTCGGTGTGGAGCTTGACGGGCTGAAGCGCTTCCCTTTGCGTATGTTCATGTACACCATGAACCCGTATTCATGGGACGACCCGATCAGCCTTGTCCTTCCCGAATCGCGCGGCGATGTGCGGCGCATCCGCGTCAACTATCCGGATAACCCATGGTTCCCGGAAGTACTGGAAGCCGAGCGCAAGGAAGCCGAGCGCCTGATGTCCGCCGAGGAGTACGCCCGGATATGGCTCGGCATCCCCTACGACAACGCGGAGCGGGCTATCATGCCGCGGGTCGCAGTCATGGAGGCGATGAAGCGCAAGGCCCCGACTGACGGGGGAGTCGTGGTAGGGGCGGATATCGCCCGGTTCGGGGATGACGCTACGGTATTTGTCAAGCGCCAGGGCTTGCAGGTGACGGCCGTTGAGATCATGTTCAAGCAGGACACGCAGGAAGTGGCGTCCCGTCTGTTCACCTTTGCGGAGGGCGGGAAGATCAACGTTGACGATACCGGAGTCGGCGGCGGGGTGACGGACAAACTGCGCCGCATGGGAGCAAACGTCTGCCCGGTCAACTTCGGGGCGGCTCCGATCGACAAGAAGAAATACCCGGACATCATTTCCGAGATGTGGTTCAACCTCGCCGGG